CTCTTTGATAAGTTAATCCTACTAACTCACCATCTCCTCTTGCTCCATAAACAATTTGATTAGGTTCTTGTTGATATGCAATCTGTATTAAACCACCTTCAGTAACGTGTTCAGCAAGGATAGTCATGTCAGGTGCAATATAACCATCAACATCAAAGTTATATGCTAGTTCTCTAATTTTTCTTTTTGCTCTTTGTAAAAATAATGTTGCATTACCTACAGCTATAGCATCTACATTTGCAGAACCATGGTTAGATTGTTTTTTAATTAATATGTTTGTTGGTGTAACAGCACTATCAGTACCACCACCAGATACAGTAAACTCACCACCTGCTGTACCAATAATTAAAGTTCTAGTTGCTGTCATAAATCTGATAGCATTAACTTGGTTAGATGCGATTGTATAAATGATTGCATCATCATCAGCTATAGTTCCGCCAATATTTGCATCCATGTTTTCATAATCACCAGACTTTGAAAAGAATATTGTTTGTGGTTGTTCAGTTGTTCCTGCAAAAACTAATCGTTGTTCAAAAAAAGTAACACTTGAAGGATGACCTGTAGTGTCAGAGAAAGCTCCTAGTTGCCAATTAGCTGTAGCACTAGCACTATCTAAAGCTGTAATAATTGTCATAACTGCGTTAGTCGTATCTGTTACACCAGTTATCTTTGCATAACCATCACTTAAAAAAACAAATCTTCCTACATCTGTTGAAAGAAAACCACTACCACTATTAATACCAGTAACCGCAGAAGCAACTAAAGCTATACCTGTACCTACTGCTGATTGACCTGGATTTAAAGTTGTGTCAGTTGTGTTAGCATCTTGCATTGGTCCTTTAGTAAAATCAACATCAGTTAATGTCCAAGTAGTATGAGCAGTACGAGATAATTTTTCTACTTCATGCTCTGGATGAGTTATATACATTACGTCTGCCGATTGTGCGAATTTTAAATCAAAAAGTTGTGCAGTAGTATAAGGTGTTGTTATTTCAAAAACTTTGTTGGCTACACCACCAGAACTATAAGCAGTAAATGAAGAACTATTTATATCTACTCCATCTTTATCTTGTAGTTCAAATGTGTTTGTAGTTTTGTCTGCAACTAAAAATCTTTTACCATTAACTTCTGTCATACCAGAAACACCACTAATTAATACTTCATCACCATTTTCATAACCATGTGAAGTTGCAGTTACTACCGCAGGATTAGCAGCAGTAATTCCAGATATAGTTTTATCTCCTTCTAATACAGCACCACTATCTTTATACACTCTCATTTTTAAATTTGAAAACTCAAGCATATAAGTTTGTGTTGTTGAAAATTCAAAAGGTATTAATCTTGTTTTGTTATCGCTATCAGCTACTTCTGCTACAAATGTAGAACCGGGTCTACGAGCTGCTGACCCATGTGGGTAGACAACTAAATTTTCTAAGGTTGAACAACCAGATGTATATTTAGTTAAATCAGTTCTACCATCTAATCGTGGCGATAGTTCACCACCAGTAAAATTTGTTAATTCTACAGCTACCCTAGCCATTTATTAAAACCTTGAGTTTATAAATGTACTTGCATCTATTTGATCTGACATACCTAGGTCTTGATCTATATTTTGACCTTCAGTTGAATCTATAAATCTAGCATCTTTTAATTTATCTTGAAATAAATTGTACATATTAGTTGCTGTTTGATTGTTAGAAGTAACTGCAAAAGCAATGTCTGCACCTAAAGCAGCAGATAAAGTTTCTCTTAATGATTCATCATATTCATTAGGATCAGTAATTCTACCAATATATAATATTTTCATACTAGATGTATTACTTAATATTTTTCTACCTTCTACCTTGTAGTTTGAATCATAATCTAATATTCTAAGTAGCCTTAAACAATCTGCCGGTAATGTATAAGCATAACTAAAACCCCATGCAGGAGCTGTTGTGTCTGCTGCTAGTTCAACTCTTTTCTGTAAGCAGTTCCAAGGATGTGATCTGAATACTGCATCTCTTACTTGAGTGTATCTTGAATTACAAAGTCTAGCGTTTTTTGAATCTTCTGTAAGTGATAAAATAGTTGTTGCACCTAATTGGTTTAATGCTCCATTACAAATGTCTACTGTTGATGCCATACTACTTCCTTATAATATACTTTCGCCTTATCTGTCTATCTTTTTCTAAAGCGAAAATTTCTTCTTCTGTTCTCTCTTCTTTAGTATCAAAGCCATAATGATATTTAGTATCATGCTTAAACCTATCTACTAACACATATCTGTATACATAATTATCTTTTTTAAAATGTAATACAGGTTTTAAATCTTGTATCTTTTTCATGCACTTTAGGCGAGTTCCACTCTCGCTTTCCTCGCCTAAAATTTTATTTATTAATTAACTACGTAATTAATGTTCCAAGCTAATGTACCTGCAGTACCACCAGTAGCATCAAAAGTGATTGCTACATAGTAATATCCACCAGGATCTGTACTGTCACCAGCTAATTCCCAAAGTTTTTGAGAACCAGTGTTCAAGTCAGCAACTTCAAAACGAACATCTGTCATTCCAGCAGCATCAGCTACTGAAGTAGCAAAAACATCTTCGTCTTTAACTGTTCCATCAGTTTTGTATAAACCAACATTGAATGTACACGAACCACCGAATGTGTCTGAACCAACAAATAGTTGTGGCACAGCAGCATTACTAGGAATAGGTGCTAACATAACAATGTCATTATCTGTACTATCTCCAGCAGCAAGTTCTACCGATCCATGTGCAGTTCTAACAACACCAGCTAATTCAGCTGCGTTATTAAGAACTGGTGGAGTGGCTTCGAAATTAGCTACTAAATCTGTATTTTTAGTTGTCATAATTTATGTCCTCCTATTACGATTCTGTACATTGTACTTCAACAACTTTAGCTTCTTCCATTCTAGTAGCACCAATGCTTGTGCAGTAGTATACTTGAGTGGCATAAGACTTGTCGCTTCTTTCGTCTATTCTAGCACTGACATCTTTGCCAATACCTAAAGCGATTCCATCTTGTGCAAAAGCTATACATGATCTAGTTGTGCTAGATAATGCTAGTCTGTTTGATACAATGAAATTAAAACCAAGAAACGAGTTTACTTCACCATTTGCCAATGCTTTGACAGTGTTGAAGTCTGAACTTGTAACCTCAGTTGTTCCTAAAAGATCAGTGATCTGCTTCGGAGACACGATAATGTGTCTAGGAATTGAAGGATCTACATCACCTAAATCAAGAGTCTGTTTTGCAGTTCTTAATTTAGCGATAGTTAAACCAGCAGAACCATGTACGATTTGATTCGAGTTTGATGTGCTAGTTGATCCTGTTTCACCAGTGTACGCAGTACCTAGTGCAGCAGTTATGATCACATCATCTATTGCTCTTCCCATTGCCATAGCAGCAGCTTGAGCATAAGATGAAGTTGGATCTATTAAGAGTCTAACTTTGTCCTGTTGATCTATTAGATCAGCAAATTCATAATCCGCAAGAGATACTCTACGTCTAGCGTGAGGTGTATCTATTTGTGGAGTGTCTGAATGTCTGCTAGTTTTTTCAACTGCAGTTACCGAACCAACTTGATCGAAAAAAGCGTTTTTTCCAACCACAGATTCAACACGAACTTTGTCTCTTAATAACGATCCCATTTGTTGAGAAAGCATTTGTACGTTTGCAGAATACTGCTGTACAAAAGCTGTAGTTATATTTGATGACATAATTGTCTCTCCATATTATTGTTAAGTTAAAATAATCAGAAAGGTTCTCCACTAAATAATAGTAGGCATCTCTTGGATTTAAAGTCTTTTAGACTAGAAGTCTATTCCCTCTTGTCAGTAAGGTTCTTGCGAATTTTCTTACTTACTATCCAATTATAATATTTTTAAACGATTGGCAAGGGATCATTTACCCTTAACCAACCGCAATATTTTTAATCGAATTTCTTTATCATTAAGATTGTTTATCTGCATTTAACATTTCTCTTAATGTATAAACTTGTTGTACCATTTTATCATGATCTGGATGTTGCTTATTCCAATAAGGTCCTTTAGTATCATTGGTAATAGCTGATATTTCAGATTCAATATCTGCAACTGTATTTACATTTTCACTTTCAGTTGCAACAATTTTATCTTCCGACATCATTCCTGCTATTTTTGCAAAACCTTTAATAATTTCTGGATGATCTCCAATCCTTATACCATTAGATAAAGTCATATCTAAAATTTCTGGATTAATATTAGCTTTTGCTAATGCACCAGCTTGTTTAACTTTACCTTCAAAGTCTCTACCCCATTCTTGTCTTAACTCTTGTTCAGCTTGAGATTGAGCAGTTTCGGTATCTATCTTTGATTGTTGTGCAGAGCCTTCCATATTATTTTTATAAAACTCCAAAATACCTTGAGCTTGTTTATTATTTAAACCCAACTTATGTGATTGTTCTGCAAAAGATTTAATTGCATCATCATCAAAAGGAACAACATCTGATTTTGCATCTAAAGCATATTTTTCTGGAGATTCTGGTCTACCTAATTTTTCATAGGCTTCATCCCATGCTTCTTGAGTTGAATTATTTGTTGGTATTGCTATTTTATCTTGACCAATCATTTTAACTGCATTGATATAAGATTTAGCTAAAGCATCTGCTTCAGTAAATTTTTCAATGTTAGGATCATTTCTATAAACTTCACTAATAGAATCTTTCCAAGATGATGTTTGTGGTGCAGGAGTATCTGCTCCTTTTACTGCAACTTGTGTGGCAGTTGGTGTTGGTTGTGCTGTTTCTGTAGTCGCTTGTTCTACAGGCACAGTTTCCTGTGTTATCTGTTCGCTTGACATATTTATTTTCCTTTATCCTTTCGTAGCATTGATTTAATAAATAGAAGAACACTACGTTGTCCTTCCATGTATGCACTTTCATGGCTATCACCTTTTACGTTAGTGGTAGAATGATAATGACATCTTTTTTCAAGATCAGATAAGACTTCTTTGCCTTCCTCTGTATTGAATATGTATTGGTAGTTTTTTTGTAATCCTTGTAATAACTTCTCTAGTTGTTTATTTGGTTCCATACTATTCCACTTCAGCATTTGCTTCGCTAGATTCTCTAGCAAAGATTAAGCATTTGTGTTTAATTAAACTTTCCTTTTTTTATTATGTTTTTTATATAGTTTTCACTTTTATTTAAAATACTTCTTGTATCTTTAAATTTTTCCATAACTTTTCTTTGTGAATTTATAGGCATATTTCTTAAAACAACATTTTTTCCTTGAGCAGCATTTTCTATTGCTTTTTGATTTTTTCTTTTTTGAACTCTTACTTTAGCTAACATTGATTTTGCCGAACCCATAGATTTGGAAGCTCCACCTTCAAAACCAGCTGCTGCCAATTTTGCTGATAAAGGGTCTAAATGTATTACTTTAAATTTCTTATCCATAATTTTTATATACTATATTTCATCTGCTTGAGCAACAGCTTTTGCTTCGTCTGGCAATGCTTTTGCTAGTGGTGCTACATCTCCTGCGGCTTGTGCAACTTGTTGCATTTGAGCCATTTGTTGTTGTTGTTCAGCTTGTGCTGCTTGTTCTTGTCTTTCTGCGTTTACTTGATTTTGTGATTTTAATAATTTCTGTGGCATACCAACTATGTCTGCCAAGT